TGTCAATCTTGAGATGCACGCTCTCCTTGTTGCGCACGGACATGAGCTGCAGATACCCAAGCGCAGCGCTGTAGCTGTCGCATATGTCGGAGAACCTGCGGTATATGCCATCGCTGTCGATCTCCCAGCCCCTGACCAGATACCTGATCTTGCTCTCTGCCATGGTGTGCCCCTTTCCTGGACTTCCCTTTCCGGCAATGCCAGTATAGCACACATGTTAACGCTGTTTCAAGCAACAAAGAAAAATCCCGCACCTAGCAGGCTTGGCAGGTGCGGGTGTGGAGGGAAGCAGCCCTGCAGGGGCTACTTCAGCATATTGTTGACGATGTACTGGACGATGCCGTACTCGTCTCCAAGTTCATCTCTGCGATCTGTGCCGTCTCCATACCTGCCCTTGATGACGTTGTTTGCCTTGGTGTACAGGTCATTTATCTTTTCCTGTACCTCATCATATCGGGATCCGAGCGCAGTCCTGCGGTCAGCTCCATTGCCGTACCTGCCCTTGATCGTGTCAGTCGCAAGCTCTAGCACCGTCGGACCAGGCACCATGCCATCAGAAGAATCACCAGTGCCATCAGTGCCAGCATATGCATTCCATGCCTTCCTGTCTCCATAGAAGAAGTCTCCATCGATCTGCATGCCACCCATCGCGAGGCAGTCGGTGAACTGCCAGGCCGCAAGAGTCCAGCCATCATGCCTGTAGGGGCAATCCGAGCCAGGATAGCTGACGTAATACTGGGGATAGCCAGCGAGCCAGAGTCCGCAGTTGGACTTCACCCAGGGAGTTCCATAGCCGCGATTGTTGATATAGTCACTGTTCATGTAGACCCAGGGCCTGATGCCGCTGAGCTGCCAGAATGCCTTGCACCATGTCTCGAGCCATGTGTTGGAGTTAGGCACTTCGAAATCGAGGATGGGGATTCCCTTGCCGACATATCCCCTGGTATTGTCATAGAAGTATCTGGCTTCTGTGGCAGGATCGTTCGAGCGTGCGAAGTGATAGTACCCGAACGGGATATTGAGTCTGAGTGCATCTTGTACGAACCCATCACAATACTTGTCTACCAATCCAAGCCCTTCCGTGGCCTTGACGATGACGAAATCAGGGCTTGCGTCAGCGAGACTGAAGCCTTTCTGCCAGTTGGAAATGTCGATGCCCTTCATGGCAGCCATTATTCATCCTTTCCGTCGCTCTTGTCTCCGAGATTGAAAAGCCTGAACAGTGCGGAATCCTTCATTTCCGGATAGCCCTTTGCGATGTTCTCGAGCACGCTGATAAGCTCCATGATGACAATGTAGCTGCAAACGACTTCGCAGGTTGGCACATCATATGGCAGCGCGACCGTGTGGGAGATGCCGATCTCGATTGCAAGGCATGCAAAGATGAGAATGAGCATGAGCACTTTGTGCAGCAGCCCATTTCTCATTTTGGTGCTGCTCAGCTCCTTGTTGATCGCAGCAACGATGAATCCTACAACCATATCGGCTGCCATCATCACGCATGCAAGCGCTATGCCCCATGACTGGGCTTCAGTCAGCATCTCTGACCATCTCCTTCTTTGCGGATTCGGCGCTGGCCGAATCGATTACCAGGCTGCCACGTATCTTAACAGCTCTCAGCCTGCCATTGGAGCACATACGCGATACACGCACCTTGGATACCCCGAGGTACGCGGCGCATTCATTGAGCGTCATGGTGGGGCGATGCTGCAGCAGGTATGCCGGTATCGTATAGGTGCCGCTGGCTTCATTGTATGCAATCCTGATGACACCATTGAAGGCTGTCTCGATGCTGATATTTCCCCGATCATCGGTGAGTCCCTGAAAGTCAAGCCCTGTGATTGGCTCAGAGTAAGTCTTAAGATTCATGCTACGTCCTTTCTTTGGGTGTTATACTGTTAACAGTATAGGATGAAAGGGGCAGGCATGGCAAGGGCAAAGCGGGAGTCAGACAACGTATACAACGCACGCAGGCGCTACCGCAGGCAGGCAGAGCGCTACCTGGCAAAGGCGGAAAAGGCCAGCGGACTGAAGAAGGCGCGCTATGAAGCGCAGGCACGTGATGCAACCATGAAGGCAGCGCAGCTCTATACAAAGGGGCAGAAGCCACAGGGGCAGATCAAGGCCTTGATGGAGCGGCAGGGCATTGGCAGCGGCACCATTGCGGCAGTGAGCGCAGCAAGGGGCTACAAGTCCGGCGGCATCGGCCGCAGCGTCGAGCGCCTTGTGAGCCAGTCGCTGAATGCCCTGGTAGGCAGCAAGCCAGAGACCCGCGACCAGATGGCACACGACATCCTGAGCACAGGCAATGTTGGAAGCCGCTTCTATGGCGGACTCGTGCAGGTCTGGGACGGGACGGAAGAGAGCAGACGGCACCCGAACCGTGCGATCCTTGAGTTCTTCGGTGCGGAAAGCATCATGGACGTGCTGGAGGAGCTGGAAAACAATGGCATCGACCTGTACGCGCCTGACGAGAACGACGATGTCTACAAGTCCGTGCAGCTGAAGCTGCAGCAATATATCCTCAAGACCCGTCGCATCCGCAAAAATGGGTAGCAAGCGACCATATAGGCCATACAGGATAATAGGGGCATACGACAGCGAGACGACGAACCTGTCAAGCGGCGCGGACAAGAGGGCGTTTCCCATCCTCCACCAGCTGGGCCTGATAGATGTTCCGATCAGCACCATAGACAGCGGGAATGTCGAACGCCTTACACGCCTCTACCTGTATCGGCACACCATAGAGCTGTACCAGGCATTGCAGCGCATAGCTGACGCGCATGTCGGCTATGTGCCTGTGATCTGCTGCCACAACCTGAGCTTCGACATGTATGGCCTTGCCCAATGGCTGAGCGAGCAGCCTGATGTGAGGGTGCTTGCCAAATCGCAGCGGAAGCCCATCAGCTTCACCATCCTGGACGATGATGGGCAGCCGAGGCTTGTCATATGGGATACCCTTGTCTTTGCCCAGAAGTCGCTTGGCTACATGGGTGACGAATGCGGTTACCCCAAGCTGGCAGGAGATTGGGACTACGATCTGGTACGCACGCCAGATACCCCGCTTACCGATGAGGAGCAGGCCTATGCGGCGCACGACATCTACAGCCTCCTTGCGTGGATGGGCTATTGGTGCAGGCTCAATCCCGACATCAGCCCTGACGATCTGGGGCTGAGGGTCGTATCGAAGACTGGAGTCGTGCGCCGCAGGCGTGTGCAGAGGTTCGGCAGGCTCAAGGGCAAGGGCCTCAATAGGGATGTGGGCCATTTCTGGACCTTCATAAACAGCCAGAATGCCTTCGATACCGATGACGAGCTGTATGCCTGCCAGGCTGCCACACGTGGAGGCTTCACTTTCTGCAGCAGGGCCAATGCCAGCCGTGTCTTCGACTTTTCCGATGGAGAGGGGCGAAAGGTCTATGGCTTCGATGCAACCTCCCAGCACCCGAGCCAGATGGTATCTCACAGGTACCCCGTCCGCTTCAAGCAGGCAACGGCGGAAAACCTTACGCTGGCTTTCCAGAACATATGCCTGACAACGCTGGATGATGTTCTTGGGCACTACGAGAAGCCCTTCGGTGTCGCCTTCTATGGGGCGTTCGAATTCACCAATCTTCGGCTGAAGAAGGGAACCCCATTCGGTGACTGGGGCATAGCCCCGCTTGCATGGGCAAGGTGCAAGGAATACCAGATAGAGGCCACAGTAGCCGAGGAGAACCAGCAGGGAGAGGAGTTCAGGCAGCACATGGCCAGCCTTGGATACAAGGACAGGGTCACAGATCCCGTGTACAGCTATGGCAAGCTGGAAGGTGCCAGCAGTGCCGTGCTATGGCTTACCGAGCTGGCAGCGTGGGAGATCTGCCAGGCCTACGACTTCGACAGCGCCAGGGGCCTGCAGGGGTATATGACCCTATCCTTCGACAAGCCCTCTGACATGTGCGTGATTTCGGTCATGCAGTTCTATGCAGCCAAGAACGCATTCAAGCATGCGAGGGGCAGATACTATGCCAACGAGCCGCTGGACAACCGGAAGGAGCTGCTTGGCTACGGAATCCCCGAGTTCGTGGTCTCTGGCATGGAGAGCCATACGATAGACGATTCTGTGGTGGAGAGCACCTATCTGGGTCTCAAGGCGGATCTCAATGCGCTTTTCGGCATCGAGGCATGCAACGAGTACAGGCGCGATACGGTGCTGGGAGACACGGGCATAGAGTATGAGGGTGATTTCGGCGTGGCGAATGCGCCGAAGCAGCCCAAGGCATGGTACCAGCTGGGGCAGCGAATCGTTGGCTGGAGCCGCATTGCCCAATGCGTCGTGATGATGCTCTGCTATCCATATGTGGAGACCTGCGTGAACGGCGATACCGACAGCGTGAAGTTCGTGATACGCGATAGCAATCTGGATAATGTCAAGCAGGCCCTGCAGCGCATGGATATGGCCATAGACACTGCCAAGGCCGACGTATGCAGCCGCGTCAGGCGATCGTATCCAGAGCAGTACGACTCTCTGGAGGGGATAGGGCATTATGTGCTCGAGTTCGAGACCTACCGCTTCTGCGCAGCCTGGAACAAGGCATACTGCATCAGCGAATACGATCCCAGGGACAGCAGGGAGCATATCAGGTTCACGCTGGCAGGAGTCCCCACAAAGCGTGTCAATCATCTGGCAGACAGCCTGGTGCAGCAGGGCTGGACGTTCGCGGACGTGTGCGATACGTTCCTCGGCTACAACGTGACCTATGCGCATGACATAACGGGCCTGAATGCACGGGCCTTCCCGGATTGGGGAGACATGTACCAGGGCAAGGTGACGGACTGCCAGGGACACACATCGAATGTGACGGAGCCGAGCGCACTGTGCCTCTACCCCATGGCAAAGACGGTGAACGACACGCAGAATGCCGAGAACGCAGCGAACATGCAGATAGCTATAAGCAACAGGCCGAGCGTGAACATGGAGCCTCTGATAATCGCTTTGGATGGCATACACAGGATCGGAGAGATGATATATGGAGACTAGAAAGCGGAGATACTATGACTGGGAGGCCACCTTCTCCAGGCAGACAGGGAGCCAGGGAGAGTTCTGCATAGTGGTCGGTGCCAAGGGCATCGGCAAGACATTTGGCCTGAGAAAGCAGTGTGTCAGCGACTATATCAAGCATGGCTGGCACTTCTGCGAGGTGTGCCGCACGAAGGATGAGATGAAGGTAGTGCGGCAGGGCTATTTCGACAAGCTCCAGAATGCAGGGCTCTTCCCTGGCTATCTCTTCAGGGTGACCGGACAGACAGGCTACATAGCCAAGGAGCCTGAAAAGGATCCTGAGACCGGAGAATATGCCGAGAAGCCCCAATGGGACGTCCTCTGCTATTTCGTGGCGCTTACCGCTTTCCAGGCGGAGAAGAAGCGCACCTATACGGATGTGCGCAGATTCATCTTCGATGAGGCGATAATCGACCGGAAGGACAGGTATCACCGATACCTTCCCAACGAATTCCTGATCTTCGCGAACCTCCTTGACAGCATCTCGAGGCAGCAGCCAGGCGGCGAGCAATATCGTGTGTATGTCCTGGGCAACGCCTGCGACCTCACGTGCCCCTACCTGAGATACCTTGGCATAGACCGGATCCCCGGGTTCGGCTACAGCTTCTGGCACGGCAAGTCGGTGCTCCTGCATTATGTGGAGCCATGGGACAAGGAGGACAGGGAGACCCAGACTCTTGTGGGCCGGATGCTCAGCGGCACCGAGGAATCGGAGATGGTTTTCGGAAATGTCTTCAATTCAGCAGATACAGGCGACGTGCAGGCAAAGACCAAGGCTGCAAAGTACGCCTACGCGATCAGGTATGCCGACCATATATATGCTGTCTGGATCGACTATGGCAAGGCGCTCTGCTTCATAACGTCCAAGGTGCCCAAGGGTGCCGGGAATGTTTTCGCCATCACCAAGGCTGACGCAAGCCTTGACTACCAGGCAATCGAGCGCACCAGCCCCTATCTGCAGATGCTCAACAAGTTCTTCTATATGGGTACCCTGCGCTACGAAAGCCCGGCCATGCGGGAGATGTTCCTTGCCATCCTCGAGTTCATGGGGATTCGCTAAAAGGTGTTGACACCTTAAACAGTTGCGATGTAAGCTTGTCGCAGCCAATAGCAGAAAGGAGGGAAAGCATGAAGGAGCTATCGCGCTGGATCTGCCAGGGCCGCAAGGTGCCCGACCCATGGGCGATCCACCTGACAGCACGCAAGGAACGACGGCGCATACGGGCGGATGCCGAGATATATGCTGACTGGATCCGCATCCCAAGCAGGCGGTTTCTCATCACCGATATGAGCATCGTCCAAGCCGAAAGATGGATCGATTCTGTCGGGCACATCCTCGAGATATACGATCATCCGCTTGACGATCGCGACCGCGAGCAGCTGAGGCAGGAACTGAAGGAACTGAAAGAGAGCTTTCTTGACTAGAGGAGAGACAGCATGGAAGAGAATACCAGCATCCAGGCAGTGCAGGCAGTGCAGGCACAGGCTGCAATCCAGCCGACCATCCAGAACATCGTCAATGCAGGCGTCGGAGCGATGATCACCAGCCTGCGTGCCAATCCCGACGACCGCGCGGCATCCGTGCGCGTTTTCAACGCGATGAACAACCCGAATGACCGCGTTTCGAACCACATCAACGAGACCATCAGCGTACAGGACTATCTCATCGAGATGACCGAGATCGAGGACACCGACGCCTACGGCAATGGCCTTGGCTCCTATTCCGTCGTTCCGCGTGTGGTCCTTGTCGCGCCTGACGGGACGAGCTATCAGGCAACTTCCTATGGCATTGCCAACGCAGTCCGCAATGTCGTGATGGTGTGCGGAGATGCGCCCTGGCAGCCTCCCGTCCAGCTCAAGATCAAGCAGGTGCCGACCAAGAGAGGCTCCATGCTTACCGTCGATATGGTAGGATAGGGGGCATGGTGAAGCCCACGTGTCCAGAGGTTCGCGCAGATTCGGGCATGCGGCCTGTGATGGGCACCGACACGCTGGCCTATGCATAGGCAACGTCTGGCGGGTGGAAGCTTTGCCAAACCATTCCTGGAGCCACCCAAGGGCCAGACGGCCTTATGGATGGCTCCATTCCTTTACAGGAGAAAGAGGCAAGGACATGGACGAACGATACATTGCATTCAAGAATGCCTGCACGCAGCAGAACTATTTCATAAGGCTCTGCATGGGATGCACCGGCCGCATGGACAGGATGGAAGCCAGGTTCCGCAAGGCACAGGCAGGCATCTGGCGCCACAGAGCGAAGCAGCTGGAAGCGGAAAGCCGGGATCTGTGCAGCCGGGCCGAGGCTCTGCAGGACCGCATCGGCTGGTACCGTGCGAGGTATCACGAGCTGAAAGAGGAGAACAGGAGCCTGCGTGCAGAGCTTGCAAGAATGAAGAGATTCGAGGTCTAGATATGCTGCAATATCAATCTGGAGAATACTGCATTTGCATCTGGGATAGCGACAAGACCGATCTGGGAGACGCGATCAGATCCATTGGCCAGTACGTCAATGATGAAAAGGATGCGAACGAGGATAGGCAGGCATTGCTTGAGCTTGCTGATGCAGTGACCGTGTGCCTTGAAGTTGTCAGGGAGCTGAGCTGCACGGAAGCGGAGCTGCAGAAGAAGATGGACAATGCTTATAGGCTATTGAGCTACGCATCAGAAAAGTTCCAGAATGAGCTTGATGAGAGCGATTCAAAGAAGGAGTGCTAGAAAATGGAAAATCAGAACGCACAGGCTGAGCCACAGACCGAGCCGGAACCCAAGCCACAGGCTTCGACAGGCAGCGGGCAGAGTGCTAGCATTGAGCCGCAGGCTTCCAGCGCAGCGGGCAGAACCGCAGAAGACACGCTGGACGGGTACAGATCGCTGCTGAATCAGATGGAAGCGCAGAACAAGGCGCTTCTCGAGCAGAACAGGAGCCTGCAGAACCAGTTCGGCATCCTCATAAGGAGCGGAGCACATGTGGGACAGTATGGATCTGGCGATCCTGTATCTGGCAGCGGCACTGGCAGCCTGCTGGATCCTGTGCAGGATAGCGGACAGAATGAACCGCAGGAACCGTATGTGAGCCTTGCCGAGCTTGGAAAAGAGATCGGGAAACGTGATTACGGTTCCCACAACACACAGAAGGAGTGATGGCATATGGCAGTCCAGAACAGCACAATCCTGCAGAAGGCATGGATCGAGGGAAGCAACGACTTCCAGCAGCGCATCCCGAACCCAGACATCAGCGGATATGCGGCAGCAGTGCAGACGCTTTTCGACCCCTACAATGGCAGCATGCTCAACGAGTTCTCAAACCTTCTTGTCGGAATGATGGGCAGCTATGTAGAGTCAAAGCTTTTCGAGAATCCTCTGAGGGAGCTCAAGAAGCCTGCTGCAGAGTTCGGCAATACGGAGCGCCATGTGGCCGTGAAGTACATGAAAGCGCATTCGTACAAGCTGGATGACGAGACCCTTCTCAAGCTCGAGAAGCCTGAGTTCCAGGAGTGGTTCTACAGCGTGAACCAGCACCGGCGCTACGAGTTCTCCTGGAGCCGATACGAGATGAACCGTGTCATGAGCGATGGCTCGGGCTATGGCCTTGACAACCTGCTTGCAGCAACCCTTGACCAGCAGCGCAGCTCCGACAACTATGACGAGATGCAGGTCATGATCAACACGTTCGCCATGGCAGACAAGTATTACACACTGTATAGGCACAACATCACGGCAGCGCCTACAACCAAGGAGCTGGGGCAGGAGCTGCTTGTCAAGATCCGTGCCGATGCCGGGATGATGCAGTTCCCGAGCATGCGCTACAACCAGCTTGACGTTCCGGTCTTCGAGTCTCCGCGAACGCTTGTCCTTTGGGTCACCCCCGAGACTGACGCCTATCTTGATGTGATGGCCCTGGCCGAGCTTTTCCACGTCGAGCGTGCAGAGGTCAGCTTCCGCAAGATCATCATTCCAGAGTTCCCCATCCCGAATGTATACGCTGCCCTCACTTCCGAGGATTTCATCTATGCCCGAGACGTATGGTATGGCATCGAGCCTCCCTTCTACAATCCTGCCAACCGCACGTACAAGTACTATCTCTTCCATGACCAGATGATCGGAATGAATCCCGCGGCAAACTGCGTCCTGTACACCACGGACACGGCAACCACCATCCCCACCATCAAGATGGCCGCTACTGGCATGACCATCACTCCGGCATCCGCAACCGTCCCGCTTGGCGGATCCATCAAGCTCAATCTCGAGCTTTCCGGAACTGTCACGCCCACCGGAACGCCGGTTGCCGTCGAGCCTGACGCTGCCACCTACACCGTGGCCGCAACGCGCGGCACGGCTCCCGTCGAGCTGAATGCACGCACCCGCGTGACTCCTGACGGCGTCCTGCATCTCCAGAAGTCCGGCAATCTTGCTGCTGGAGACAAGGTGACGGTCACGGCAAGCACCGCCTATGTCAACCCCTCCGACGATACGACCCCGACGAACTACACTGCCACGTTCACGGCCACTGTGTCCGCTCCGGAGGAAGAGACTGCAAAGGAGTCTTTCGTGGAGACCAACAGCAATCTCGTGTACACGCCTGACGGCAATGAGGTTTCCTATTCCAAGCCCACGACCCCAGGAGAATAGGGTATGATATAGGCTGCCTCGGCATCCTTTCCCCTTTCCCCGTCTGCCCCGCCTGCAATCTGGCAGGTGGGGCATTCGCGTTCTATACTGTCTTCAGAAAGATCAGAGGAGGTAGGGCAATGCCGAATTTTCACTATCTCGGGAAGAACGGGTTCCCGAATGCCGACAACGTGAATGTCTATGATTACCAGAACGGCATCGACTATTCACGCTACGACTATTCGCAGATGAGCATCCAGGTATGCTCCGTGCCCTGGGACCAGGGAGAGGCCCACATGGGACAGAGGGTGCTTTCCGGCATCGGAAATGTAGTCCATTTCGGCAGCGCTGAGAGACGCGATGCCTGGTTCGATGCCATCCCCGACACCGAATGCTTCAGGTGGGAGACGAAATTCAAGGAGCTTCATTCAGATCTGACTCTGAAGGTTCCTCTTCCATTCGATATTGCATCGAACTACAACTATGTGCGGGTGACCTACAATCTTTTTGCCAACGACGATTCGCCCCTCCAGTACGAAAGCGGAGACGGTGTGCGCAAGTGGTTCTATTTCATCAGAGATGCAAGGTTCATAGCCCCGAACACGACAGAGCTGCTCCTGCTTGACGATGCCTGGCAGACCTGGATCTATTCGCTTGACATCTCCAGCATGATCCTTGAGCGCGGGCACGCCCCCATGTTCGCCACCAGGGCAGACGCCTACCTTGCAGATCCCATCGGCAGCTGTGCAGACCTCCTGAGCGAGGACATCAACTATGGGGAGCTGCAGAAGGTGACCAAGACGCAGGCCACATCTCTTAACTCAGAGAATATGAAGGCTGTCATCGTGTGCAGCTCGAACCCTGCTGGGGAATGGGGCACCAAGGTCAGCAATAATTGGAAGGTTCCTGCATCCGCTTTCTATGACGGCGCGGGCGTGCCGAACATGTATGCATTTGCCATAGACGTGAGCCAGCTTGACACCTTCCTTGCCAGCGTCGATGCATCCAGCCCCCAGTTCAAGCAGTCAGTTCAGTGCGTGTTCTTCTGCGCAGCCGAGCTGCTCGAGCTTGGCAGCGCCTATACGTTCTGTGGCACGGCCTGCTATCCTGTGCAGGGAGGGGCCAATCCCATATCGAAGACGATACTCACACGCAGCAAGGCTGATTGGGGCTACGGCTCCAAATATCAGGACCTGGCAAAGCTCTACACCTACCCCTATTCGGCCTTCGAGATCACGGACGAAAAGGGCAATACGGAGCTTGTGAGAATCGAGGACACGGCGCAGGCGCTTGCGATGGACGTTGCCGCAAACATCGTGTTCCCCTACATAAATATCGTGGGAAGCATCAGGGGCATAGGCGGAAATGCCTCCAGCACGCTTTCGTTTCAGAACATCACTGCAAAGACGTTCACGGGTGCAGGCAGATGGTACGAGCATCTGCGCACCTGGGAGGTACCTACATTCGCTGTCGTGCTGGATGCGGCCATCGAGTATGACTATTCGAGCCATTTCGACAGGATCCAGGCAGACAGCGACCGAGCCACCAGCCGGGCGAACACAGTCAACGTGGCCAATGCCAGCTATACGGCATCAGCAACGCAGGCAAACGCCAGCTACGATTCTACCAGCACGCTTGCCTATGCCTCCGAAACCATGGCCGACAACAGCGCCGACAACGTAGTTGACAACGCGAGCGCCCAGACCACGGCAAACAGCACCGTTACCAGCGAGGGAAACAGCGCTGCAAGCGCAGACGCCAGCCTGGCAAACTCCCTTGCACAGGCCATCCAGGCCTGGGATGCCGGTATGTCACGCGAGACGGTCAACAATGAGGCCAACAAGGAAAACGCCACGGCAGCAGTTGGAGCAGCAGGTGGCGTCATCAACAGTGCCGCAGGCGGTGCAGTGTCGGGATTCCTCACGGCTGGCCCTGCAGGTGCGGCAGCGGGTGCGATAGGCGGACTTGTCTCTGGAGGCATCGGCGCGGCAACTTCGCTTGCCACAAACGCTATTGCCGTCTCCGCAATGTCCACGCAGGCAGAGGCGGTGATTTCCAACTCACAGAGCAAGCTTGAGGAAACACAGCAGTCGAACATCGACCGCACGACACGAGCCAATACGGGGCGCACCAGCCAGACCAATGCCCAGAACGTGGCAATCACCACGAGCGCGGCCAATACCTCGAGCACGATGAAGGAGAATGCGGCAACCGACCGGGCTGCACGCATCGGCGCCGCAAACACTGTGAGAAACGCGGCAATCAGCGCTGCAGGCACGGCACGGGATGCGCAGCTGGCAGCGGCAGATCTCACCTATGCAAACGAGGGCAGCCGCATCCAGAACGGCATCAGGCAGGCAGCGCTGAGGGCTCCTTCCATATTCGGCAGCGTGAGCAATGCCGGGCTTTCGACAACCCGCCCTATGGCCCTGTTCGTCAGCATCGTGACAGAGAGCAGCTTTGCCATACAGCGTGCAGGCGACGAATTCCTCCGCTATGGCTACTATCTGGACAAGCAATGGCCGTTTGACGGAAACTGGACCATCGGAAGGCATTTCACGTTCTGGAAGCTGCGGGACTACTGGAGCACCAACCAGATCCCGGACAGATTCGCAGACCAATTGCGGATGCTCCTCTATGGAGGAGTCACGGTATGGAAGAGTCCCGACGATATAGGAAGGGTGAGCATATATGACAACGGAATCTAGCAAGGAGATCGACGTCAACAAGCTGCTGGACAGGCCCTATTCGGAGCTCTCGAATGAGGAGATCGAGGCAGTCATCGATTTCAGGGCCAGCGTCAAGGCACGCGACAAGGCGCATGCAGAGCGGCTGCAGGCAATCAGGGATGCAGGCGACAGGATCGCCGCGCAGCAGCAGGAGCAGGTGCAGGCGGCACACGATGCACAGGATGCGCTCCTGCAGGCATCCCTGAAGCGCCTGAACCGCCTGAATGGGGGTGCATGATATGAGCCGGAAGAAGAGGCGCGGACAGGAATCCAATCCCTATTACTGGCAGACTGACGATTACAATGCGCTCTGCTACCAGGTCAATCTTGATATGCTCCTTGCAATCGCGGTGAACCGCTTCCGATGGGAGGGGCTGCCGATCACCTGCGATCCCCGTTTCCTCGAGATCCAGCTGCACAGGTCGGGCATTGCCACGATCTGCCATAGCGAGGAGGCCCCGGACGTGTGGCAGACCCTCATGGCAGCGCCGCAGGGCACCTTCAACGACTATGGCATCCCCACCGAATGGCGAGCACGTGGCTACAGCGAGACCGACTACAGAGTCACACCTGCGACAGGGGAGCTTGTCTACTACTCCCAGACGCGCCTCAGCCCCTGGGGCGCAATCGTGCAGTATGCAACCAAGCTTACGCACATCCAGCGTACAAGCGACGTCAACCTCATGCACCAGCAGCACCCATGGATAATGCTCATGCCGCAGGAGAAGCGCATGGAGCTGCTGAACATCTACAAGCAGATGAGCGGATATGAGCCGGTCATCCTGGGAGACAGCAACAACCGAAGCCTGCTCGAGCTCAATGAGGGCAACTGCTTCACTCTCGACCTTCGGACCCCATTTCTGGGAAAGGAGCTCAGCGAGCAGTACCAGAACGTGCTGAACCAGTACCTTCTCTTCATGGGCGTGCCGCACATAATGTACGAGAAAAGCGAGCGCATGATAACCGAGGAGGCAACGGCAGGCAACAGCACCACCAATATCCTGCTGAAGAACTGCCTTGACGCAAGGCGCTGGGCATGCAGGCAGCTGCGCGAGCTTGCGCCTGACGTGTTCGGAGATCTGCAGGTGTATCTCAATGACGATTGGGAATCGTACAATTACAACTACCTCAACAACAGGGCGCTTATGGACGAGAACGGAGCGACAGAGGAAGGAGGAACCGAAAATGGCAGCGAGTGACTACATGCCGACTGGCTTCCCCGATTTCTCGAGCCAGGACGCAGTGAATGAATGGACGGGACGCGACAAGTGGGATGCGGTATATACTGTCACGCTTGGGGAGCTAATCGACAAGGGAGTATTCGACTGGAGCCTCGATATCCTGGACTGGAGCGCAGCGGCCTACAGCGCAGAGCAGTACACGCGTGTCTGTACCTACTTCATCGAGCGATTCAGGTTCAGGGAGATCGGCATAGAGCCATTCTATGAGTGGGCAACGATGCTGCACAGGAAGCTTGTCTATGAACTCATGCCCAAGTACAGGAACCTCTACAGGTATCTCGATGATGAGTTCGACCCTGCGCAGATTTCCGATAGGTACCGCAAGCGCAGGGCCATCGGCAGCGACTATCCCGAAACTATGCTTTCCGGCAATTCCGACTACGCGAGCAGCGGCCAGGATGAGGAAAGCGAGGAAATCGAGCGCGGCAACCTGCAGGACGCCTACAATGCCTATGTGGCAGGCTACCAGACGATTGACGAGCATCTGCTGGACGAGCTTGAATCGATGTTTATCGGCCTCTATACTGCATCGATAGATGGGATGTGATAGCCATATGAGCGATTTCAACTGTGATTGCGCACCGACCTACCCCAATGGTGCAGCGAGCCCCATTCCCCCATTCTGGAGCTTCTCTGCCTTCACGCCGACCATTCCAAAGCTCTATTGGAACGTCAAGAGTCAAGAGCAGCGGATTTTAAACTTATTCGACTTGCTGAACAAGCTTGTATGCTACACGGATGAAATAAGTTCCAGCCTTAATGCCTTGGAAACAGTATCGCCAGATGAATTCTTCATCTATCGAAAAAATATCAAAATGCTGCTTGATGATATGAAATCAGATATCGATGAACTTTCAATTGGCTCACTTGCTTGGGATGTGACACGTGGAGAATACAAGCCTAGCAAGGAAGTGCAGAGGAATTTGTTCAACGATGTTACAGTGCATGCAATCACTGTAAAAGAATTGTCTGATATGAACATGACAGTATCCACCCTTGCTGATTGCGGGCTCAATGTAAGGGGACTTGCTGTAATGAGCTATAGCCTTGTGGATAAATCCGAAGTACCAAATGACTTCAAGGAAATTAAGGAGTAGAAAATGGCATCAGAATACACGACTAATTTCAACCTTGATCTGTATACCGATACCGACAAGCCAAATCTCCGTGACCAATACAATGGCGCGATGCACAAGATTGATTCGCAGCTCAATACGCTCTCGAACAACATCGTCATTTCGACCGAAGCTGCAGATCAGGCAAAGGAGCAGGCAAAAGCTGCATCCGATGCTGCTTCGGTAAATGCACAGTCAATCTCTACGCTCCAGAGCAAGATTTCCGGTATCGACACGGCATACAAGGCAGCTGATACAAAGCTCTCCAGCGATATAACTTCTGCGTACAAGGCAGCGGATACAAAGCTTTCGTCTGATATAACGGCTGCATATAAGGCGGCAGACAGCACGCTAGCAGCGCATTTCCCTATCAAGTCGGCTGACATAGCAGATGGAGCTGTAACGGAAAGCAAGATTTCCGCTGACCTGCTTAATTCGATTAATGGCGGAATATCTGCATCAGACAATCTGAAGGTTCTGTATGTCGGAGACTCCTATGGAGTTCCAACGAGCTATAACACGCAAACCCCGATTCCTATGGCAATCCAAAACATCACCAACTGGACAATCACAAATGATTCCGTAGGTAACAGAGGGTATATTGCCAAAGGAAACGGAGGAGACAACAGGAACTTCCAAGAGACAATAAACAGCTACTCTGGGGAATACGACCTGATTATCATAGCTGGTGGAAGAAACGATAGCGGCTATAGTACAAACGGAAGCAGTGCCGAATACACTGCCGCTTTGAACTGCTTCAATGCAGCTCACTCCAAGTTTCCAAATGCAAAGATAATCGCTGTGCCAATGCTGTGGCATGACACTGGCCTTGACTATAACGCGTCAAACGCATATGTCGGCATCGTCAGTGCAGCAAAAAATGCAATTGGTACTTATTGCGTTGAAGGAGCGCAATCTTGGGGACTGGCATTCACCAATTGGCAAGAGGGAGGTATCCATCCTGATACCGTCATTGCAGAATCTTATGCCAGACGTATCGTGAACGCAATATGCACCAACTTAGATGGATGGGTATCCTACAATGACCGCGTAAGTTCCAGCAGCGACTATGACATGTACTTTGCCTATAGTCATGGTGTGTACACTATTAATGGAATCATCAAAGGCTCCGTAGAACTTACGCAATCTAATATTCCACATTGGTTCGCGCCAAAGGTTTCAAATAATAATTTTGCTGCAGGCGTTTTGACAGATGGATCATATTGTGCCGTGTTTATAAATTATAGGTCTGTCAGCGTATTTGGAAAGCCTAATGAAAACGCTCTGATAAGTTGGAGCAGCTCGCCATTCGGAAGCGCAAACTAGCAAAGGAAGCAACAGAAGTAATATATGCTCAACGGAATCGACATATCGAACTGGCAACGAGGTTTCAATCTGGAAGCGACCAGGCCAGGATTCTGCATCGTGAAGGCAACGGAAGGCACAGATCGCAGAGATGAACTTGGAGACGAGTACGGCATCGTCCAGTACATCGTCAACAATATGCTGAAGTAGCCCCTGC